ACCAACACCAACACCAACACCAACACCAACACCAACACCAACACCAACACCGACCAGTCGCCTCGGGGATCAGTGCATGATGCTCCGAGGGCCAGGTCGCTACCAGTATGTCGAAAGCACTGCTGATTATCATCAGATCGCTAATCCGCTGATCGCCCCTATCAAGGGAGTGCGGATGCGGCTTCCTCGTACATTGGAGGTTAGCCGTGAGAAGGCTGTGCAATGTGGCCCGCTACTACGCCACTTGCATCCCGTCACTCCTGATAACGGCTGGCACAACACTGTGGCGGCTTTCAGGAAGAGATGCAATTACTTCAATGCCGGAAGAGCGACTCCGAAGATCATTCACGCAGCCCAGGAACTGACGAAAATAGTCGTTCCCAAGCCCTTGGAAAAGTTCGAATGGACTGACAGCTTGTACAAGGCTTGGAACGCGAAATTTGGTACCGAGAAGCAAGCCCGCATGAATAGGGCGCTCAATGACTTGTGCAATGTCACTTTGCAGGATTACACCAGCAAGGACATTTTCGTCAAGGTTGAGAATCTTCTTGTTACTCACAAGCCCAACTGGGCACCTCGTGTCATATTCAAGGGGACCGACGTCTACAATGCAATTTCTGGGCCCATTTTTAATGAGCTCATGAGACGTATGGACCACTGCCTTGAAGGCATGAAAGGTAAGTACCAATACCACACCAGTTACCGTAAAACACCATGTGAGTACACTCACCATTTAGAAAGGAAAACTGACAATGATTTTTGGGTGGAATGTGACTTCAGTTCAAATGACAAGTTTCAGTGTGCAGATGTTCAGCTGATTGAAGTGGCTTTGATGCGTGTTTTGGGATGCCCGGAGTGGTTTGTTCGTCTTCACTTGAGAACAAACACTTTCAAAGTTAAAAATTCCAAGCACGGTATTACCGCCACTCTCAAGAACCAGCTTCCAACAGGTGCGACGGACACTACGTTCCGTAACACTTGGTGGAATTTGTGCATCTTGCATGCTTCAATGCTTGAGCTGAAACCTATTTCCGTAGTAGCGATGGTTTTAGGCGACGATATGCTAGCCCGTGTCACTGGCAAATGCCGTTATGTCGAAAAGATTTACACTTCCATTGCGAGCGAGGCTCTAATGGAAGCCAAAGTCATACGGCATGCCAGGTTGTGGACGGCGACGTTTTTGAGCAAGTTTTTTGTTCCCGCTGAGAGTAAGCACTTAACAGTCCCCATTTTGGGTAAAGCTCTCGGTAGGTTCAATATGCGAGCTAACAAGAATCAAGCCGTTTCTGACCATGAGTACATGGCTGGCAAATCCGTCGGCTATGCCTACGAATTCCGTTACTTTCCAACCATTCGAAACATCTTCTTAGAGCGATTCAAGTACGAGTTTGCTTTCGTGGCCGATGAGAAGCGAAAGGCACTCGATGTTGATGCCGGCCTCACATGGAATGCAAAGGCGGCAGGCGTGACGTTGCAAAATATCACAAAGAAAATTGTTGTTCCTCGTGAGCACCAACTTTCTGACATGGACTTCACTGCCTTTTGCCTTGAGCGCTATTCCTTGATGGGATCCGATGTCACAGATTTGTTCGAGGAAGTTGTTTTGAACACGTCGAATGTTGACCTGGAGGGGACCTTGGTTCTGAAACTTGCAAGAGATTTCTTGTGAGTTGCCGCGTTGCCTGGATG